ACAACCTACAATCTACAGTCGTCCGCTTTTAGTGGGAATGAATCATTTGTACCATACTGCGTTCCTTTTAATAATTTAACTAATGTAACCCCTGCGACCTACGAAAATTACGTTCTTAGACCATTAGGGAAAACGTTTGGAAGTTTTAGGGACAAAGAAGAATTTTCTAATTTTCTTTTAACTTCCGCACTCCCACATACTGAGTTTAATAATGTTAGTGAATTTTTTGGTAGCAGCTTTAGTTCAATAGTAGACCCTGCGGTAACCACGATGTCAGGTGTCGCAAACACTTTGATAGATCAACTTGGTTGGGTATATTTCCTAAACACATCGGGAAGCGTCGTTGATTCAAATTCAGTTCCAGTAAGTTCTTTTCTTTACAGTTCCCTTTTGGATAATACTTATTATGGAAAGAGAATTAAAACCTCTGATGGTGTACGAAATTTGTTTAAATGGATGTACACCAATGCGAAAGGAAGCGGTACAGGGTGGTCGCGGATCAGAGACATCTACTTACCTGTTCCCTTTAACAACCTATCTTCTACGTATACCCCTCTTCCCGGAAAAGCTGGTAATTACTACGCGTCCGGAGGACAGCTTGTAAGCGCCTTGGATACCCTTGTTAGTGTATGGGTAAACGAAGACGACCCAAACTCTCTCTACTTTAGAGATGTTGTTAATGCGTCTCTTTTAGGATTTAACGTTAATAGGATGGAAAATGCTGGTCCTATGAGTAAAATGCTTAAGGCTCTTGCCTATGGATTTTATGATGTCCAAACCTCAATCAGAGACATACAGTATTTGCTAGATATCGAACAGTGTCCGGATGAATTTTTACAATATCTAGGAAGATATTTAGGGTGGACATTTTTCTCTACGGATCCCGACAAATGGCGTGACCAATTAAAGCAAGCTATTTATCTCTATAAAGCTAAAGGTACAAAACAGGCTTTAACAAACGCGGTTAACATGGTCATCCCGTCTTCTGTGTACAACCCGGTAGCTCCTGTATCGGGTCTACAAGAGTTGTGGGAATCCTACATACCAAACCTTATTTACTATGCCCTAAAAACAGAGACTGATTTAGGTAAGGACAATGCTAAGTACCTAGAATTTAGATCAGCTTGGAAACAAGCCCTCGCTGCGTCTGGTATTCCTATAACTGTAAGGAATTATGATCCTCATGATAAAGATATAAATGTTCGTTTTGCTGTGGATGCAGTTTTAGAACTTTTAAATTACCACTACAACTACATGAAGATTGGTGGAATTCCCTATAAAGATACAGGATTTTGGCAAGCGCAGGTGGGGCGAGGTGTAGCGCCAGGGTACAAGTACCGTGACGCTTATTTAACAATACCTCCGTGGGAGGAAAGTAGGTTTTACCAAAATTGTGAAGCTGGTCCACAGACTGAGCGTTTTGTTCGTAGTGTATCCTCAATATTAGCAAGAACATATGAGGAAGCGGGTTGTGGTGTAGTCGCCTCTGCTGCCAATACTGTTGCGAAATACATAGCCAGTGGTGTTTCTATTAAAAATGTAGATGGAATTACTGAGCCTGGGTGGGGGGTAAACAACGCCTTCAAGTTCATGACTTCCTCCTTACAATTGCCATTCAATTACAAACAGGTAATAAGAAATGGCGATTTGGAAAGTATGAGTGTATTTGATTATTGGAATTCCAAATCTTCTGTAGTTAACTCTAAGTTCCATTTATCGGCTTTCGACTTCTCTTCTAATGATTACACAAATCTAGCTAGAACAAGGATAGGCCGTAAAGGAATTCCTGCTATTGTTGATATATTCCGTCAATTCGCACCCTTTCATGTTCTTAACAAGATATATGTTGGTTCTGGAATCGAGGATTTTTATTACAGCACCCGTACTGACGGAAAAGGTATCCCCGGCACCGATGAGCCCGGAGTGGCTTGGTCGGGGATTATGGATGTGGAAGTGATAAACACTATCCAGTCCGACATGGACCAGCTTCATAGTAGTTACACTCTTTCCGCCTTCCCGGGCGCGTGGGCAGCAGGCGGTTCTTTCAGTGGAGTTGGGGTATTTCCTAGCATATGGAACCCACAGAACGGAAGATTCCTCCCGTCCGCCTGTCTTCATGCCCAATCTCCAAACGCCGCAGGAAACCAAACATCTTATTTCTGGAGTGGCGGTGGAAACGAATCCCCCGTAGATGGAAGAACTACTTCAGGCTATAAGCAACTTTTGGCTCGCAGAACTGCTGGAAGACGCAAAGATTTAAAATACAAATTTACTGGTTGGGCGCAAAACAGACAAGGACTCAACCAACCTATTGCTACTGACTGGTTTAGTATGAGTGGAGGAGCCCTTCAACCCGTGCTTAAACGGAGAGGTTTGAATCTTCCCGGATTCGTACCGAAAGGATTCAACTTCTCCTCTCAGAGTTTCGTAGATACCAGTGGCAGTCTGTCTTCAGTGTACTCTTATTATAATACTTCTGCCACGCCGTTCTTTGAGTTCCATGCTTCTTCTTTCTTCCCGGCTCGAAATGTCCCATTCATGGAACCCAACGCATCAAGCTTTAACCAATTAAGAGATGTTTTCGGTTCCCAAATTTTGCGGGCTATGACGACTATTTTTATTAAACGTGGAAGAAAAGACTCAAGATGGTATAGATTTACTGACCAAGGATTCGAAAACTTTAAGTTTGGTACGGGGGTACAACAGCTATACCACGACTATAACAATATATTCAGGAGACAGCTCCAGTGCGCGATATTGCCAGCAACTCAAGTCGCCGACGATCCGGCTGCAGGAGGATTTAATATCCTGGCACACGTATTCGGTCCCCTTCTGTTCAACCATAACTTTTCTATTAAAGGTACTATCCAAAATAATTTAGGTTCTAAAGCATACCCAGGAACTTACGGGGGTCCCATCTCCTCAATTCACCCAGACTGGAGTGGAGTTATAACGACTCCCTTCGTTAGAACCCACAACGCTTATACTAACACTGTAGGGAAGCGCAAATCCCTCACGAAAGGAATTTTGGCTCCAGGAGCCTTTGGATCTTACGTTAATGCATTAGATACTTTTGAAGATCCTACCAAGATTTATCAGGCTAACAGAACTGTACTTTCGGGAATAGAGTTTGTAGCACCGACAGTTAACTCAATAGCTGTATGGAATAACGAATATAATCCAAATTATAATATAGATTCAATTTCCTCAAATGGCATTACTTTTGTACAAAGAGATGGGGTGGCTTTCCCTACAAACACAGTACGTGCCCGGTTCCCTTTAGAAGGTAATATGAACTACTCTTATAACGGAAAATTAAAGTTTCCTCCAAGGGATACTGCCCTTAGGAGTAAATCTCTATCCGCCATAGCTGGATGGGCGATACAAGACGAAAACAGAACTCCCGTAATTAATAAAGACGGTTATCTAGCTCATGGCAACAGTACTTCATATTTCGTAGACCCTGCAGGTAGTGGGATTCCTTATGTAGTTTTGGTTGGTAAAGGAGGAACTTCTGGAACTGGAACTCTTGGCGTTATGTCGGGGGTACTAGGGACTGCCCAAACCCCTAACCTCGTAACGGTAACAGATACAACGGATCGCCACACCCCAGCTAATCTCAGACCTTTGACCCCTTCAAATTCCTATCGAATTTCTGTCGATGTGTCTAGTGGGCTATTTAGTTATACAAACCAAAGATTTGTTTACACACTATTTAATACAACTCAGAACAAACAATGGGTTCAACCTACTATAATGTACGCAACCAATACAGTTGGTCAGTGGCGGGAAATAGACAGCACCTTATCCGCTAACCTTGTAAACATCATGACAAGTAGTACCGTAAGACCTGAGGCTGGTTTTGGCACGTTCACAGGAATTATAACTCCATCCTCCACATTCCATCAAAATGATAACTATCAATTAATTATTTCCCCAGCAGGAAGAAAGGACGACACTAATACTGGCTACAAAATTAAAAATATTAAAATAGAAGATTATGAGCAAAACCCTAAAAAGACGAGTGGAGGGAGACAAGGTAATAAACTCTTCAAGGATCAGGAATATTTATTAGGTATCGACGCAAGGGTCGCCAGGATCGCCGAAGCTAACACTCATCCTGACGAAAAATTGTATGTACGAATCGTAACTGATCCCAAACCTTTTGTCGGGAATGGCTGGCATTCGTTTGCTAAAAATTGGTGCTATGATTGGGAAGCTAATTCATGGAGTGAAGTTAGAGAAACTGCAAGTGATAGACAATGGAAACAATTGCCTTTCCCAGGAAGCTCTATTGACACTACGCGCCATGTAGTAGAATTTAACACTCTTAACAGCCGCACTCCTCTTAAGTATAGGTCTCTTTCTAAGGACGGTCCCCTGGGAGGATACTTCGCATCGGCAGGACCAGTCCATGATGACCAAACTGTATACTATGTAGAGATAGGTAAGCCTGATAAAACGGGAGATTTTAATGGAGTAACATTATTAGGTGTAGATATTATAAATAAAGCCTATAATATTTATGCAGAGGATTACTCCAAAAAAGATTTTGGAGATATATTCGATTTCTTTGACGATTTGAACATTAGTAAATCGTCTAGGGATGCCAGGGATTCGTCCGGTACCTACCTACTATCGGGTGGAAGCCGAAGCGAATATCTAGAATATTGGGGGGGTAGCCACTCAGCCACGGACGGAGTTTACGGATTTATAGAAAATGATTAAAGGTAATATAGAAATTTTCCAAAGTTATGGAGATACCCATAAGAGTCTTTACAAAGGCTCTAACATGGTGGTTGATGGTTTTAGAAAAACCGTTGCAGACGTAATGACCTATATGCCTAATCCGAGTGCTACTCCTACCTCTATGGAGCCAGGAGTGAGCTCTGTGTCAAGTTATCAAATTCAAGCAATGACGTTAGGTAGCGCTAAAGAAGGTTACTCCCAAAGAGACTCTAGGTTCTGGTATAGTGGAATGGCAACTTCTGCTCAGAACTATCAACTCTTACCTGTTACTGATAATGCGACCTTCGAAATGTGGGATTGCTATTCTAGTATCGGCTTTAACCAATGGAAGTATGATAATGTAGTAGATGCCAATATGTTAGTTAACCCGACGCTACAGGGGGTGTCTGGGTGGAATATAAATTATTTGCATCATGACTCTCGGCGTCTGGTAAGCAGTACCACCGATCTTGCCTCCGAAGGGGAGATAGATATCACTAAATTTGAGTTAGTAGCAGGTCAACAACAAGTAACTCTTCGTCAACAGCTCCCTGAGATGAAGTTGGGTGGTGTATACACTTTATACACTAATGGGAAAGCTCATAATGCTACTATGGATGTTCGCATCTCACGAGGAAAAAATAATATACCTCTAGAATATTATGATTTTTCTACCGAAAAATTTGTTGTCTTAGATAAGGATAATACAAATTTAACCTATACGATACAATTAAAGAACTTCTACGAGGTAGATGAATTTAGATTTCGGCTAAGAGGTAATGAGAAGGACCAAGCGTTCCAATCAAACAACGAATATTTTATTGAATATATTTTTCCGTCTATAGGATTTATAGACGAAAGATTTGCTCCTTGGGATTTTAATTACGTGAATCCTTATATTAATATTGTGCGCCTAGAGATATGTGATGAGCGCCATCAAATTCTTAGGAATCCGAATTTCTTAGAACATCAAAGTATATTGATAAATAACGATTTTGATATATTGAATGAGTTTTCTGCGGACGAGGCTACCAATCCAAGTGTTTGTGCACAAGCTAGATTGTTCAATACCGTGGGATGGAAACAATTAAACCCACTTGTTAGATATTCTGAACACCCAGGTCCCCGGGAGGATAACAGCCACTTAGGCTGTGTCTTCCCTTTATCTGTAAACCACAAAGCGATCAGTCCCACTCAGACGGACGGCGTTGCGCTCTATACATCATCTATTGATTTAGATTCAAGTGGAGCTGCCTTGGTGGAACAAACCTTTAAGTTGGGAAGGGAGTATAGGAATCCTTTTGCATTTGCTAGTAATACTCGTACGGACCCCGAGCTACTAGGAGCCGCCAACGGTCAGTATGATAATAACTCAACGCTCATGATGTCCTTCGATACCCAAGTATCCGGAGAATCTACTGCGGCGAATTGCGGAAATCTCCAAATTACTTTAAGAAGAGATTCCGATGGGTATGAATATAATTTCACTGAGCATAGTACGACTTTGCAAAATGATATCTGGACTCCTAAAGGAACCTCCTATAAGGTTTCTTATGCCGCAAAAGGGACATGGTACCAAAAAGGAGTACAAGTAATTCTCCCTGCGGACGCCAACTACGAAACCTATACAATTAGTATAACGGGTACAGGAAGGAGTGATGTTGCTGGCTTCTGTTATTATTTAATAAGAAATTTTTCTTTGGGACCCCTAGCTGGATGGAGAACTTATGTTTATGACCACAGTGGGATTGCCAAATGGAGCCTTAACTCTAGTCAGGCTAGGGTAAAATCTGGTAATATTTTTTCGGGATTAACTTTAAGCGCTACAAAGTACGGTAGTTTAGCAGCAGGGGGAACCGCTGCTGCTGATGTAAATACATCGGTTACTGCTACTAATGTTCCTGCTAAAACACAATTGGTACAAAACTTTGTTGGGCTGGAACCTACCAAAACTTATCGACTAGCAGTAAAGGGAACTTATTTAACGAATACACTACCTCAATTTAAATATAGTTTAAAAGCAAAAGCTAGAACTACGCCGCGTACTAGGAACTATAATATTTTGTCCACATGGATGAAAGATCCTGGAACCGAGATCCTTAATTACAGTGCCCTAAACACTCCTACCAATCTAAATCCTTATTGTACCAATACTGACGCACATAGAGCTACGCACCCATTCTTCTCTAAATCGCTTAATAGCGAAGGCTCGACGCCTTTAGATTGGGGATTATGGGTCGATTCATCTGGCGGCAGCACATTCGTACAAAAACCTTCCAATTCTATCACCTCCAAGAACCTCGCAGCTAATGCAGGTGACTACACGTTATCCATGAAAGTGTTCAATAGTCTGGAGGGAAAACCGTCTTACTTTGTATTAAGCTCTCTTTCTGGCGGACTGGCTCGAACATTTTTTAACTGGGAGACTGCAACATGGGACGCGTTTGGGGCAGGTGAGAAAATTCCTGGCGACCATCCCTCATACCGAAACAGCGTGTCCGGCGCGTATTTTCTACCCCTACCGTCTGGAGGCAATACAACTGATTTTACGTCATACACCTACCCACAAACAGTTACCTTACCGCCTTTAGACAGTGGGATACTTTACCACAGAAAGGGGGTCTCCCTGCCTGGCGGTATTGGAGGCGGAGGAAATTATCGGCTGACTGCAGCTGTTTACGGACCTAATGCTGAATCAGGATCAACTTTGATAAGTGACCTAGCACTTAAAGGACCCGGTCTAGGAACCCCTGTGGATATCTGGAAAGAGCTGTATTATAACTTCACAGCCGGTGACTGGCAACCCGAACCCGTACAAGTCGCCGATTATTATTCAGAGGATACTGACGATTCTAATGAAAGTTTTATATCATGTCCCCAAGGTCTCATATCAAAAATGGCTCTGTTTGGGTTAGATAGAGATACAGAATACCAATTGAATGTTATAGATGCGGCAGGGGGAGTATACACTATTCATGATATTAGTCTGGTAGACGTGTCCTTTGTAGGTAATAGTGGTAGAAGTAGATGGATTCGGGACGCAAGTAAGTGGACGAGCGAACCTTACGCTGAGGCTCATTACGACGCTTACGATGACGGAGCTGTGTTCAAGCTCCGAAACAGTAATAATGGGTCCAATATCCTGACGGATACCACATCGCCGTCAGCTATGACCACATGGTCGGTTAACGGGAGTATTATGTTTAGAGCTACTTCGGGGGATACAGACACAT